CCGATAGAGGAGGGTTTAACGATGTCGCCAGTTCTCACGATGCTCCTGCTCGCGGTCGCGTTCGTGCTGTTCGTGCTCGCGACGTTCGGCGTCACCGCGCGGGTCAACCTGCTCGCCGCGGGCCTCGCGGTGTGGGTCCTCGTGCAGTTTCTCGCGCTCGTGCTGAAAGCGTGAGCGATGCCGTACCTCTCGACCGACGTCGCCGCCGAGGTCGCCCGGCGCAACGCCGAACACGACGAGGAGTTCTATCTCCTCGTCACCGCCGACGACGTCCTCGACCTCGCCGCGGGCTGTGTCCCGCTTCGCGTACAAGCGATGGCGCGGACGTTGGCCGAGTGGGAGGACATGCTCCGACGCAACGCCGCGCGACCCGTGCGCCCGGTTGCGAGACCGCCGCGCCGTCGCCGGAAAGGATCACGATGACAACCGCCGCCTATGATTTCGAGCGCCTCAAACATCAGGCCGAGACGTTGGTCGAGACGACGCATACCCTCGCGCACGATGACGCCGTCGTCGCCGTGCTCGGTGTCTTGCTCGACGTGCGTCGGGAAACACAAGACGAGGTCCTCGCGTTTGTCGAGCACGCCCTCGACGCCGTCGTCGCCGCGGGCGCGCCAACCAAGGACGACGACGACCGAGGTGATCCGATGATCCTGTTTCCCTCGCCGTGCTGCCATGCGCCGAGTACCCCGAAGCGGGCGACTGACCTCGTCCTTATCAGAATTTGCACAACGTGCGGCAAGGAGTTTCGCGTCTAATGCCCGTCCATCCATGCGCCGACCCGACGTGCGACGCGCTCCTCCCGTATGGCGTCTCACGATGCGACGTGCATCGGCGCACGCTCGAACGGCGACGGGGCGACCGCTACGCGCGCGGGTATACGCACGAATGGAGTAAGCGCGCGCTCCTGTTTCGTCAACGGTTTCCGTTGTGCGGGATGCGGCCGGGCGGTCGCGTGCCCGTGATGTCGCAATGCTACGACGAGGGTCGGTTGACGGCCGCCGAACAAGTCGATCACGTCGTCCCGCACAAGGGCGATATGGATCTGTTTTGGGATGAGGACAACTGGCAAGCGTTGTGCGCCTCGTGCGGCGGGCGGAAATCCGCGGCCGGGTTATGAGAGGAGACGAATGGTATGGCAGACCGGATTAGTCGGAAGGTTCACGAACTCGCGACCGAACACACAGTCGAAAAAGCGACGACGCCGAATCGCGACGACACGAAACCTCGCGCGACGCGGAGCTTGATGATCGCCAAGGCGGGCCTCCGAACGGGGTTCGACACGATCAACATGCTCACGGCGACGATCACCGACGTCCTTGAGGAGGAAATCACGACGAGTCAAGCACACGTCGTCGTGAACGCCATCGGGAAAGTTCTCAAGGTTGTCGAACTGCAACAGCGGTACGGCAAGGCCAAAGCGGACGGACGCGACCGCGACCTCGTCCTCATCGGGCCGGGGACCGGCGAGTCGGCCGCGGCGCACTAAGAGGCCGACGATGGACCGCTGTCGATCTTGCGGGCGCGTCATCCCTGACCGTTCCGGCGTGACCGGCCGACGGCCGCTCTACTGCGGGAAGGCGTGCCGGGTCACATACGCAACGCACGGCGGGCAATGCGCCGAGTGTGGCGGGCCGTGTGGTCGGCGTTGCGCCCGTTGTCGGTCGTGCGCCCTCGCGTACCGGCGCGCTCATCCGACGCCGCGGTCGTTAAAGGCGTGTACGCAATGCGGGACATGGTTCGACCCGGGTCCGACCAATCGGCGATCCTGTTCGGTCGAGTGTCGAGAGGCCCGGCGTCATCATGTCGATACGCGACACGAGCGGCCCGTCCTGACGTGTGTCGGGTGTGGCCGCTCGTTCGTGCGGAAGGTTTTACGACCCCACGGCAAACGGGACTATCACAAATATTGCTCGCGTGCGTGTGCGTTCGCCGATCCGCAGTGGCGTTTACGAAAGGGCGAGGCCATCGCCGCCGCCGCCCGTGCCCGTGCCGCACGCACGCAACGGCAAGCGCGCCCGCCGAAACCGCGCCCGCTTTGTCAAGTATGCGGCGCGCCGTGCCCGTCGCATCGGCGTATCGTGTGCTCGGCGGCGTGTGGACGCGGACGGCAGCACAATCGGCGGCGCGAACGAATGAACGTGCAACCGTCGTTGATGTTGCGGACGTGTCTCGGGTGCGGGGTGCCGATGCCCGGCGCGGACGACAGACGATGGGGCCGTGTTCCCCGGGTGTATTGTTCGAGACGGTGCGCGCGACGGATGCGGAAGTACACGCACCTATGGGCTGGCATGCCACGCGATCAACAAGGCGAGATGATCCGCCTTGCGGCAACTATGAAAGCGGCGAACCGAGTCCTCGACGCCATCAACAAAGGGTTCGAGGTCGAGGCGATGCGTCGTGAAGTCCCCGACCTCCTCGACCTTGGCCGTCGTGCGTCGGAACTCGTACGACATCGAGAGGGACACACGTGAGCGTGCGTCGAAAATGGCGTCGGGGGGGCCAATCACTCTCTGTAAGTGACGGCCTTTTTAACCGTCCGGCCGGAAAACGCATTTTTCCGCGGTTATCGCGACCGGGCATTCTCCCGATCAACGATCCGTTATTGCACGCGCTCGCCGTCGCGGTCGCGACACTCCGCTCGAAGGATTTCCGACGGCCGCGGTCGGTCGTGGAGGCCATCGAAGGACCGGGCGCGCGCGCGCTCGTCATCGTCGGGAATGATCGGTGGATACTCGAACGGTTACGCGAGGATGACGCGCCGGTCGCCGCGGGAACACGCGAGGATGTATGAGGGGACGTAAGCGACTCCCGACCGCGTTGCATATGCTCCGCGGGAACCCGGGCAAGCGCCCGTTGCCGACCAACGAACCGACGCCCGAGGCGCTCCCGGCGACGGTGGACCCGCCGCCGTGGTTGGACAAAGTCGCCCGGGAGGAATGGAAACGACTGGCCCCGCTCCTCGCGGATAACGGGCTGTTGACGGTCCTCGACGCTGACGCGCTCGCGATGTATTGCCGCGCGTTCGCTTCATGGCGGGAGGCGACCGACAAGATTGCGGTCGAGGGATCGGTCCTCACGTCGCGCAACGGCTATCCGGTCGTCTCGGCGTGGATCAACGTCGCGGCGAAAAACATGATCACGATGCGGTCGCTGATGACCGAGTTCGGGTTGACGCCGTCGGCGCGGGCGCGGGTCTCGCGAGCGACGCCGAAACTCGACGCCTCGAACCCGCTCGACAAGTTCATCCGGCGACGGTAACCCGGCTAATCGGTCAGGAGTCGTATCGCCCGACGCGCGCCCGACCCCGTCACGAAATACGCGCTCGACGTCACGAGCGGGCGCGTGGTGGCGGGTCGTCTCGTCCGGCTCGCGTGCGCCCGCCATCTCGCCGACCTTGAGCGCCGACCCGGCAACGGGTTGGAGTGGCGACCGCGCGAGGCCGAACGCGTCATCGCGTTTTTTGCCGAGGTCCTGTGTTTGCCCGAGGTCACGGTCGTCGCCGACGAGGACGACGGGCGCGAGGCCGAGGACGGCGTCCCGTTCCTCCTGCAACCGTGGCAACAGTTTATCAACGGATCGTTGATGGGTTGGTACACGGCCGCGGGTACGCGCCGCTTTCACGACGCCTATATCGAGGGCGCGAAAGGATGCGGCAAAACCCCGAACGGCGCGGGCCTGATGTTGTACCTCCTCGTCGCCGACGGCGAGCGCGCCGCTCAGATTTTCATGGCCGCGGTCGGCCGCGAGCAGGCCAAGATCGCGTTTGCCGACGCCGAGAAGATGGTCGCCGCGTCGCCGCACCTCCGCGCCATCGTGCAAAACACCGTCAACAATCTCGCCGTGGTCGAAACGGCGTCGTTCCTCCGCGCGATTTCGTCGGAGAAACGCGGCCTCGATGGCAAGCGGGTACACGGGGCCTTGATTGACGAGGAGCACGAGCACGCGTCCCCGGTCGTCGTCTCGAAGATGCGACGCGGGACCAAAGGACGGCGCAACGCCCTCATCATGCGGACGACCAATTCGGGGTACGACCGGACCTCGATCTGCTGGCACGATCACGAATACTCGCGACAGGTGCTCGAAGGCACGATCACCGATGACTCGTGGTTCGCGTACGTGTGCGGCCTCGACCCGTGCCCGGCGTGTGTCGCCGCGGGCAAACAGTTCCCCGCCGACGATTGCGCCGCGTGCGATAACTGGCGCGTCGAGGGGCCGCATTGGTTGAAAGCCAATCCGAACCTCGGCGTCTCGCTCTCGTGGCAATACCTCCGCGAACTTGTGCGGCAAGCCAAAGGGCGACCCGAGGCCGTCTCGGATTTGCTCCGCTTTAACTTTTGCGTGTGGACGAGCGCCGTCACGCACGCGATCCACGTCGGCCAGTGGCACGCGTGCGACCCGCCGCCGCCCGCCTCGGCGCTTGTCGGCGTGCCGTGTTTCGGCGGGTTGGACCTCGGGCAAACCGATGACTTTTCGGCGTGGGTCCGCGCGTGGGCGCTCGATGATGGCCGGGTCGTCGTGCAGTGTCGATTCTGGATTCCCGAGTCGGCGCTCGTGAAATACCCGACGCGCCCCTACAAGGAATGGCAACGCGCGGGAAACCTCGTCGTCACCGAGGGGCCAACGACCGATTATAAAATTATCGAGGAAACCATCGCCGCCGATTGCGCCGCGTCGGGTGTGCGCGAGGTCGCGTACGACAACCGGTTCGCGGAACAGATGGCGCAAAACCTCACGGGCCTCGGCGTCGTGATGGTGAACACGGGACAGGGATTTCAACTCAACGAGGCGATCCGCAAAAAACTCGACCTCATCACGACGGGCAAACTCGCGCACGGCGACGACCCGATCCTCGCGTGGATGGCCGCCAACTATGTGATCCGGCACGGGACCAAGGGCGAGGTCCGGCCCGCCAAGGATCGCGCCTCGGAAAAAATCGACGGCCAAGTCGCGCTCGACATGGCGCTCGACCGCATCGTCCGGCGCGCGGCGACGCCGCCCAAGCAGTATCAAATGCTGTTTTTCGGCGGGCCGCGATGACGACGCTCAAGAAAAAGCGCGGGCGACCGTCACTCGAACCCGGCGAACGGAGCGTCGGCGTATGCGTCAAACTCTCCGCGCCCGCATACGCGGCGGCGTGCGCGCGCGCCCGTCTCGCCCGCGTCTCGGTCCCCGAACTCCTCCGCCGCAATCTCGACCCCGTCACGCGCCGGAAGGATTTTTCGGATTTCTAAAATTTACACAACGGCGCGGACGGTCCAAGGTGGAACCCGATTCCCGTGGATCACGCGTACGCGGTCCTCCTCGTCAAACATTTCGACGGCGAGCGCCGGGTGATAACCGGGATCGCCACCACGCCGACGCCCGACCGGCAAGGGGACGTCCTCGAACCGCTCGGCGTGCAGTTCAACAACCCGCTCCCGCTCCTCCTCCATCACGACAAGACGCGCCCCGTCGGGACGGTCACGCTCAAACCGCCGACCGCGGCGGGCGTCGAGTTCGAGGCGTCGCTCCCGCTCATCGCCGAGGAGGGGTCAGTCCGCGACCGCGTCGAGGAGGCATGGACGAGCATTAAGGCGGGCCTCATCCGCGGCGTGTCGGTCGGCTATCGGCCGCGCGGCGTCATCAAGGACGCCCTTGAGTTTCTGAAATCCGGCGGCGTCCGGTTCAAACAGACCGAAGTCTGCGAACTCTCGCTCGTCACGGTCCCCGGCAACATCGAGGCGACCATCCTGACGATCAAATCGTTCGACGCTCCGCATCTGGCCGCGTCCGGCCATCACCCGACCGGCGTCTCGGTCCCGCCCATCGTGCGCGCGTTAAAGGATGCGCCGATCATGGCCACAACCGCCGAACAGATCACGACGTGGAAAAGTACCCGCGAAAGCAAAATGTCGAACCTCGCGGCGCTCATGAAGGACGCAGGCGACGAGGCGACGCTCAACGACGACCAACAGAAACAGTACGACGGCCTCCGCGACGAAATCCAGACCATCGACAAACACCTCGACCGGTTGGCCGAGTTCGAGCGGATGCTCGCGACCAACGCGCGGCCAGTCACGCCGACGCCCGATCCGGTGCGGCCCGGGATGCTGACCAACGACGGCGTCCCGCTCCCGGTCGTGCGGCCGAACGTCGAGAAGGGGACCGCGTTCATTCGGTCGGTCATGGCCAAGGTCGCCTGTCAAGGCAACCTGATGCAAGCGATTGAGTACGCGAAACGGTGGAAGGATTCGACGCCCGAAACCGAACTCATTCTCAAGGCCGCGGTCGCGCCCGGCGACACGATTAATCCGTCGTGGGCGGGATCGCTCGTCGTCGTCAACCGCGCGACCGACGAGTTTCTCGAACTCCTCCGCCCCGCGACGATCCTCGGCAAAATCCCCGGTCTCCGCCGCGTCCCGTTCAATACGTCGGTCCCGGTGCAAACCTCGGGCGGGACGTACGGATGGGTCGGGCAAGGCGCGCCGAAACCGGTCGGGAAACTCGGCCTGACGACGACCGTTCTCGCGTTCAGCAAGGCCGCGGGGATTATCGTCATCACCGAGGAACTCGCGAAACTCTCGACGCCGTCGGCGGAGCAAGTCGTCCGCGGCGACATGATCGCGGGGATGGCGCAATTTCTCGATCAACAGTTCGTAGACCCGGCCGTCGCGATTGTCGCGAACGTGTCGCCCGGGTCGATCACCAACGGGACCGTGGCGATTGCCTCGGGCGGTGACGCGCTCGCCGACCTCCGCGCGTTGATCGCGTGGTTTGCGGCCAACAACATTCCGCTCGGCGGCGTCGTGCTCATCATGTCCGAGTCCAACGGGTTCATCCTCGGGCAAAAGCTCAACGCGCTCGGCGCGAAAGTGTTCCCGAACGTCGGCGTCTCGGGCGGCAATATCGACGGGATGACCGTCATCACGTCGAACACCGCGGGGACGAACGTCATCGCGTTGCAACCGTCGTACGTGCTCTATGCGGATGACGGCGGCGTGACGATTGACGTCTCGCGCGAGGCGTCGATCCAGATGGCCGATACGCCGATGAACCCGGCCGACGCAACCACGGTGTTTACGTCGCTGTGGCAAAACAACCTCGTCGGCCTCCGCGCCGAACGGTGGATCAATTGGTTGCGCGCGAAAACCGAAGC